CCGATATTGGTAATCGCTTCGCTGAGCAGGCGGTCAGCGTTGTGCAGGCTTTCTGTCAAGCTTGCCGCTGTAAAGTCTGCAGAAGTGATAAAGTCGATACCGGTATGGGCTGTATAGCCGGAGCCGGAAGTAAGCCCTGTCCCGGTAAACAACGTAGTCAGGTCGCCACTTGCCGAAGTGCTGTTGCTTTGCAGTGTGGCGATGTCGCTGGCGTTGGTCGCCACATCACTAGCTACGCTGTCAAGGCTGGTGTCCAACTGGACAAGCGCAGCACGCAGGCTTCCTGAGCCGGAGATATAGTTGGCTCCGGTGAATGCCGCCAGCGTGCCATCAGCATTAAGCCCTGCTCCGGTCTGCGTGGTGTCCAACTCAGACTGGATGTTGCCAATCTGCGTGGAAATGGTCGTTGCGAAGTTCGGGTCGTCGCCCAGGGCTGCTGCCAGCTCATTCAGCGTGTCGAGTGTTGCAGGGGCAGAGTTGACAAGGTTAGCGACCTGTGTGTCAACATAAGACTGAGTCGCAATAGATGCTGTATCAACGCTGATCGTTCCACCGGCATTAACATTCAGACCACTGCCAACGATGACTCCGCCAAGTGTGGAGCCAGTCGCTGCAGGGAGCGTATAGTTGGCTCCTGAAGCGTCAAAAGTGATCTCTCCTGTGCTGCTGTTAACAGAGACAGAAAGCCCGCCAGCGCCCGTAAAAGTAATGGAGTCGGTCTCGGATGCAGCGGTGTAAGTATTGCTGCCATCAGTGACAGCGCCTACTGCATTCTGGTTGGTCTGCGCTCCGGCTTCGATGCCGTTCAGCTTGTTGAGCAATGCCGTTGTGAAGTCTTCCTGAGAAAGACCGTAACCAGCGACTTTGTCGACTTTGTTGGCGGTGTTGCTGTTAACCGCCGTGATGATAGGGTTCAGTTTCCCCGTAAGGTATACGGCGAGGTCCGATAGGTAACTCATTGGATGGTGTTTAGATTTTGGTCCATGTAATTGGTTAACTCAGTGATATCGAGCTCGACCCCTCTGTTCTCAGCAATCTCGATAATGTTAGCCAGCAGTTTTTCCAAGCTTTCGCCATTGCCAACGTTGAACAGCTGTTCGTTTAACCGAAAGGTCGACCTGAGTACTTTCGACCTTGTCCGTTTTCGCTGTGTTGGCATGTGTACTTCGGTTTAAAAGGACTCCAGCCGCGCCTTGAGCATCGTGTATACGCCGGAGTTCTGCTTGTCTTTTAGGTACAGTACTGCTTCGTCCATGCTGTTGCCGATGTTTTCGTCTGCGTTGAAAATGGCATTGCCGACCTTGCGAAGGATCTCCTTGCTGATGCACTCATTGATCATACTGATAATCTCCAGGTCTTTGTTGGTAGCGATGCCCAGGAAACCAGCCGGGTCTGATTTGAGGATCTTCTCCAGGCGCAGCTCTTTGTCTTCCGTATCCAGCTTTTTAGGGTTGACATTGAATACCCGCAGTACCATGTCCATCCGGTCTGTATCGCCAGTGAGCTTGATGAACTCCTTGTAGGCTTCCTTCTGAAGCTTCAAGGTCTCGTATTCGGCTTCCTTCGCAGCTGCGATATCGACGATGACAAAGCGGTGGCTACGGTTAGGCTTGGTGCCATGCCCAGCTACCAAAGGGTTAGCAAGCGCAAACCGGTACTTGACAAAGTCTTCGACGTTGACAGGCATCTTATTGCTGTCAATCCCAATCTCCAGCTGCACACCGGTCTTGGGGACATCGAAAGACAGGTTGGCGAAATAGCGCTCCACCTCCTGGTAGAAGCTGTTATCTGATTCCGGAATGTTGATCACCTTTGGCATGAACAACTTAACCTCGTCAAGGCTAAGACCAGTAGCGGTCTTGCCGTTGCTGGAAAATGCAGGTCCAATCTCCTGCTTGGCTTCTTCGTAGATGTTGTCCGGAAGGTTGGTCGTGTTAGCCCTGCGACGAATTTCTACAATCCTTTTACCCATTTCCTCATTTTGGTTTTGAATTTGAAAAATCCCCCCAGCGATCTGCCAGGGGGAAGCGGAAAGAGGGGCAAGGTTCAACGTCGTTGCTGGCTAAACCTTGCCGCCCCTGATGGCTTATGCTGCCACGCACTGCATGTGGATGCAGTTGGTAGCCCGCCGGATGCTCACGCCGCATTCTTTCATGAAGTGCACAGAAGCTCCGTCGATGTCGTTAGCTCGGGTAGCGTTGCCGTTGAACCCTGGAGGGATAGAAGCACCGGCAACCGCCCAGCGTACCATTTCACGCTTCTTGCGGGTCACGTAAGTCACGTTGGGCTGACCATCGTACATGCTCATGTCCAGACCTACCATACGGTAGCTTTCCAGCGGCAGACCCGTTACCGGGTGGCGTGGGGAGTTCTTCGCCCGAGCGCCATGGTCGAACAGTGGAAGGTGGCGGACGGTGATGGTATGACCGTCAATGTGCTGGTAGCTGGTGAAGAAACCGCCAAACTTCAGGTTGCGACCAGAGCCCGTAATGAAGCTTGCCGGGTCAGTGTTCTTGATGTACTGACCAGTCGCGATTTCCTCCTTCATGGCGTTGTCAAACTCTTCCAGACCGCCGAGACCAGTAAACCATACCAGGTTCATTTCCTGGCTGTCAGTAGCGCCATAGAGCGCATCACGGACAACGTTGCGGAGCTTGGTAGCTGTCAGGCGGGTGTAGGTGGTGAAGTTCGGAATCTGGTCCAGCACACCAGCGCCAATCGGAATTGGGCGGTTGTTCTCGTCCCGGAGGTGGATGACACCGTTGCTGTCGCGGTTGTAGCGGGAATACCATAGCGCATACTCGCACTCTTCTTTCCAGCGCAGCATGTGCTGGTATTCTTCAAAGTCGTACCAGAGGTTGGTCTTGCGCCCGTTGATGTCAAACTCAACGTTGACCGTCTTATTGGGCGCAAAGCCTTCGTAGCCATAGGACTTACGGATGAGGCTGATCTGGTTGCGCTGCTTGGATGGCGCTACCCAGTTGGAATCGTTACCACGGCTGCCGGAGATCGCATTCGGGCTGAAGAGCTGGACGAAGTATTTACCTTCGACATCAGCTGCCTGGACGCTGTCTTCGGGGTTGGTGGTAGAGATTTGAAGGGTATAAATCCATCCGTCTTCGCCTTCGAATTGCTCGCCGACGACCCGGTACTGAATACCGTTAGGGTCTTCAAGGAGATAGCCTTTATTGAACCACTTTTCCTTGAACGCCAGGCGGATTTTGGTGAAGTTCGCGCCCGTACCGGAAACCAGTTTGGTACACAGTACGCTCTTATTGAGCCGCCCGATGACCGGAAAGTCGTATTCAACATCATTGGCATAGAAGATATGCCCCATGCCTTCGGTCAGAAAGCTCAGTGGGAACCGTTTGTCTTCGCGCCCGGCAAGGTGAGTAAGAACGGGAGAGAGCACGTCCGGCTGCGTCAGCAGCGCATTGGACAGAGCATTCTCATCGGTGTGCTTGTCTGCGTTGTAGATGTCCGTATACAACCGCAGCTTTTCGCTGTTCTCTGCTGCCATTTCGGTTTAATTGGAGTTAAAAAACTGGGGTTTAATCAGCAGAGTCTTAGTGGCAGAGGTCTAAAGTACCTGGTTGAGTTTCAGGCGGGGCAGCTGTGACTTTGAGCTGTTGGGTGAACCGCCTTTCAACCGGTTGCGTTGTTTGTCGCTTTGGGCTTTCTTAAAGAAGCTCTTTGCTTTTTTGGTGCTGGCATTTGCCGTGGCAATCTTTTTAAGGTCCAGCCCTTTATAGAGGATGTATTCAAGCGCCAGCTCTTGCTCCACGGTAAGGTTGGAAAGCAATTCATCGCGCTGTGACATTCCGTTTTTTGTTGGCTCCATCTTCCATCGGTAGAACTTATTCTTCTCCGCCTCCGGAATAATGAAATCGTTGATCTTGCCGGAATTGATATGATTGGCAATCTCTTCCCGGCGTTGGGCTTCAGCCTGCAGTTGAGCCTCCCGCTCCCGGGCGATGCGCGCCTGCTTCTCCTTGAAGGTTTCGTTGGCACGCTTCTTCTGTACTTCAAAAGCCCGCTGAGCGTGGTTCTTCAGGATGCCAGCATTCTCATAGTCTTCGACCATGGTCTGCGCATCGTCCTGGCTAAAGCCCTGGTCGACCAGCTGCTGGAAGACTACCTTGCGGTGCATGTTCAG